AGACTGCTTCTGAGCCGACTCCGGAGAAGCCTCCGGAAGTTCAGCCGAGCGTCTAACCACCAACAACTCAATTCAGAGAGAGGCTGTAATTTAATGATTACAGCCTCTCTTTGTCTCTTCTGAAGGAATCCGATGATTACCACGAATAGGAATGACATCTCACTCGAGATGGCCGTGTGGCTGTTGCACGACGAGTACGATTACATCGACAAGGAGAACTACGTTTCAGCCACCAGGCTCATGAAGCCGCTCCGTCATATCCTACTTCCAAGTCGGATTCCTGAAGCGCAAAGGATCCCTCCTGACGTGGAAGACTATATCGCCACGGCAATGGGTCAGGCACTCCATGCAGGCATCGAGAAAGCTTGGCTGGATGGTCGTCATGTGCGAGCTCTGAAGCGCATGGGCTTCCCTGAAGCCATGATCAAGCGGGTGCTCATCAACCCCACTCCAGAGGAGCTCAAGTCGATACCGGATCCTATCCCAGTGTATATCGAGCAGCGAGCCTTCCGTGAAATCGACGGCTACACGATCGGTGGCAAATTCGACATGGTGTGCGAAGGTCGGGTTACCGATACCAAGAGTACGTCAGTCTGGGGTTGGATCTACGGTGGCAAAGATGAGGACTACCGGCTCCAAGGGAGCATCTACCGGTGGCTCAATCCTATGAAGATCACTGAAGATCTCATGAGGATCAACTTCATCTTCACTGACTGGAACAAGCAGGACTCAATCTTGAAATCTGAGACCGGCTATCCTGCCAGGCGAGTGATGCACAAAGACATTCCGCTGATGTCTCTTGAGGAGACAGAAGTGTGGATTCGAGCTAAGCTGGCTCTTCTCACCAAGCACCAGAAAACCTCTGAAGAGCTGCTTCCGGAATGCACGGAAGAAGAGCTTTGGATGTCTCCAGCCAAGCACAAGTACTATTCCGATCCAACTAAGGTCGGCCAGCCAGGATCCAGGTCTACGAAGAATTTCGATGATTTGACCGAGGCTCAGAAGTTCCTGATCGAGAAGGGCAAGGGGACAATCGTCACTGTGCCCGGTACCCCCAAGCGGTGTATGTATTGCGCTGCTTTCCCTATTTGCACTCAAAAGGATAAATACACCCATGATTGATCTCAGCAACGTTCAGCACCATGCGGCGATGGAAGAAATCGTCGAAGTGCTTTGCAATAAAACTCAAAATACGGATAAGGGCTTTTTCCGTACTGAGGTGGCTTACTTCCTGGGCAAAATGGCGAGCTCTATGCGAGCCAAGGTGCTCACCAAGGATCGTGGGGAGATCCCGGTGAACATCTACGCCCTGGCACTTGCGAGCTCTGGGTACGGCAAGGGTCATTCAGTCCACGTCATGGAGAACGAGATTCTCGGAATGTTCAAGAAGCGGTTCATCGAGACCACTCTCCCGACGATCGCAGAGAAGAATCTGTGGATCATCGCCAAGAAGCGAGCAGCAAAAGAAGCGATCGAAGAGCAAGATGCTTTCGACAAGACCGAAGCTGAGTACAAGCGTAAGGGTGTCTACCCTTTCACGTTTGACTCTGGTACCGGTCCTGCCGTGAAGCAGCTTCGTCAGAAGCTTCTCATGGCTGAAGCTGGATCAATCAATCTTCAGATTGATGAGATCGGTCTGAATATGCTTGCGAACGTGGAAGTTCTGACTATGTTCCTTGAGCTTTATGACCAGGGCTTGGTCAAGCAGAAGCTGACCAAGAACACCAATGACAACGAGCGTGATGAGGAGATCGACGGCAAGACCCCTACGAACATGTTGCTCTTCGGTACGCCGTCCAAGCTGCTCGATGGGAGCCAGACAGAAGACGAGTTCTACGCCTTCCTAGAGACCGGTTACGCCCGTCGCTGCTTGTTTGGCTGGGGTCAGCACACTCGAAAGGGTGAACATCGACTCACCCCGACTGAGGTTTACCAGCGCCTCATCAATCCCACCAACTCCAACATGGTGGACAAGTGGACGAAACACTTCGAGAACCTGGCTGATCCAGCCAAGTTCAATTGGGAGATCGTGGTTGCAGACGACATTGCAATCAAGCTCATCGAATACAAGATCCAATGTGAAGAGATTGCTGAGAAGCTCCCTGATTACGAGGAGATTCGAAAGGCTGAGCTCACTCATCGCTACTTCAAGGCTCTCAAGCTGGCAGGTGTTTACGCCTTCATCGACGAGAGTACCGAAGTAGAGATGGATCATCTTCTCCAGGCTTTCAAGCTGGTGGAAGAATCTGGGGCTTCTTTCGAAATGCTCCTCAACCGGGAGAAGATCTACGTCAAGTTGGCGAAGTACATTGCCACCTGTGGGGTCGAGGTGACCCATGCAGACCTGCATGAGGCACTGCCCTTCTACAAGCAGAGCAACACCTCCCGGAACGAACTGATGACCCTGGCAATGGCCTGGGGCTACAAGCAGCACATTCTCATCAAGAAATCGTTCATCGACGGCATCGAGTTCTTCAAGGGAGAGACTCTCGAGAAGACAGACCTGAGTAAACTTATGCTCAGCTACTCAACCCACTGGGCCTACGAGTACCGAACGGACGTAGCTCCGTTCGATCAGCTTCATATGCTGACTCAACAGAAAGACATGCACTGGGCCAATCACCACTTCAAGAACGGCCACCGTGCCGAAGAGAATGTGATTCCTGGTTTCAATTGTATCGTGCTCGACGTGGACAAAGGAACCCCACTGGCCATCGCTGCGGACTTGATGAAGGAATTCAAATTCTTCATTCATACAACGAAGCGTCATACTCCAGAAGCAAACCGGTTCCGGATGGTCCTGCCCATCAACTACAAGCTCGAGCTCGATGGGGAAGAGTACCGGGAGTTCATGCAGAACGTGATGAATTGGCTCCCCTTCGAGATCGATGAACAGGCGAACCAGCGGTCCAGGAAGTGGCAGACGTTCGAAGGAGGGCAGTATCTCTACAACCATGATGGGGAGATTCTGGACACCTTGAAGTTCATCCCCAAGACTGCCAAGAACGAGCAGTTCCAACAGGAGTACCGGCAAATCGAATCTCTCTCTAATCTTGAGAGGTGGTTCGCCCAGAAGATTGCCGTTGGCAACCGGAACAACAACATGATCCGGTATGCCATGGCTCTGGTGGACAGTGGCTTGCCACTGATGGACGTAGAGAAGATGGTCTACACCTTCAACGACAAGCTCAGTAATCCCCTGCGTAAGGATGAAATTGCTTCGACCATCATGAAGACGGTAGCCAAACGATACGTGAAACCATAGTCTTTTTCTGGTTTCAGAATAAAGGATACACACACAATGACTGAAGCAATCAATGACCAGTTGGTGCTGGTGGTGGGGTACTCAGGTACAGGAAAGAGTGCCAGTCTTCGCAACATTAAGAACCAGGAAGACTGGATGTACCTGAACTCCGAGGCAGGAAAGCGGCTCCCGTTTCCGAACAAATTTCGGAATAACGGAGGATATCGGATCGAGGATCCGTATCAGGTTCACGAGGCACTCGACGTTGCTCGGCAAGACCCTACGGTGAAGGGGGTCATCGTTGACTCCATCACCTTCTTGATGGACATGTTGGAAACTCAATATGTCATCAACAGTGCAAACACTCAGAAGGCTTGGGGGGATTTCGCCCAATTCTTCAAGGTGTTGATGCAAGAGAAGGTGACACGGCTACAAAAGCCCGCTATCTTCACGGCCCACGTCAAGGATGAACTCGACGAGAAGAACATGGAGATGAAAGTCTCTGTCCCCGTCAAGGGTTCCCTCAAGAACAACGGAATCGAAGCGTACTTCTCGACTGTGGTCTCTGCGAAGAAGATGACCCTGAAGGATCTCGAGAAGTACAAGAACCCGCTTCTCACAGTCAGTGAGGAGGAAACCGAATTGGGATACAAGCACGTATTCCAAACCCGCCCCACCAAGGGCACAACCGGTGAGCGTATCCGATCGCCTATGGGTATGTTCTCCAAGGAGCAGACGTACATCGACAATGATGCACAGCTTCTCCTCAACCACCTCAACAAGTACTACGGAGTTACGAACAAATGAGCATTTTCAAGAACATGAAGAGCGAGGGACTTGAGAAGTCCCAGGACCGTCTGGGTGGCTTTCAGCCCATCGAGTCGGACATCTACAGCCCGTGTGAGGTTAAGGCACTCTTCGCTGGTCAGTCGAAGGGTGGAGCGTTCAACCTCACCCTCATCGCAGGTCTGCCCGATGGAAAGGAGTACCGGGAGACGATCTACATCAGCAACAAGAGTGGTGAGAACTTCTTCCTCGACAAGCAATCGAAGAAGAAGATGCCCCTGCCAGGTTTCACCCTGGTCAACGACCTCTGCTTGATCACCACTGGCAAGGAGCTCGCTGACCTGGAGACCGAGGAGAAGGTCGTCAAGGTCTGGGATCCAGACACCAAGTCTGAGCAGCCGAAGGCTGTCCAGATGGTGATGGAAGCGATCGGTCAGAAGGTTGCTCTCGGGATCCTCAAGCAGCTCGAGAACAAGAACAAGAAGGAAGGGGACGAGTATGTCCCCACCATGGAGACCCAGGAAGTCAACAACATCGACAAGGTGTTCCATCCTGAGCACAAGATCACGGTGGCTGAAGCTCGTGAAGGGAAGATGGATGGTGCCTTCTGGGGTGCCTGGCTGAAACGGAATCAGGGTCAGACCCGCGATCGACGGACCCTGAAGGAAGGGTCTGGAAGTGGAGGCGGGACGCCGCCGAAGTCGGGAGGTTCGTCGGCTGTTCCTCCGGCAGCCAAGAAGAGCCTCTTCGGCAAGTAGACCCAATGGCCAGACAGGGGAGGGGCTCACTAGATTCTTAGTGAGCCTCTCCCATTTTAGGGGTAGACTGCCGAACCTATGTGGATTATCTCGCTACCCCTACGAGTCCTGGTTTCCAAGAAGGGTCGCAAAAGCGGCAAGGAGAGGTACTTTCCTCTCAATTTGAACCATTATCGAAATGCCCACTTCCAGACCTTGAACAAGGCGAAGCAAGCATTCGATGATCTTGCCAAGTACCTGATTCGGGGGATCCCCAGTCTAAGAATGGTGACTCTGGAGTACGTGTTATATCCAGGCAGTCGTCAACTCTGCGATGTGAACAACGTCTGCTCTGTAGCAGACAAGTTCTTCTCTGACGCTCTGGTTAATCACAAAGTGCTAGAGGATGACAATTACAAGTTCATTGCAGATACCAGATTCAAATTTGGGCACATCGACAAGATGAACCCAAGAGTCGAAGTGATCATCCGCAGTCCAGACCATCCATCGGTTCCAATGGAACCTCTCAAAGAGAGTACAAAGAACATGAAGATTTCCACGAAAGTTTCCACGGTCATCACCTTCACCAAGGATGATCTCCACGCTGCCATTCGGGAGTACGTCTCCAAGCAGACCGGAGAGATCAGCTCCGATGCCAAGGTCGATGTCGTGGAAGAGAAGAATGGTGAGTACAAGATCACCATCGAGACCGAAGCCACTGGGGCT